AAAGCGGCTGATACCGTAAAAGCGGGCGATACTGTATTTATTACGGCTGGCACCTATTACGAAAAAGTCTTATTGAAAACTTCGGGCATAAACGGCGCAACTATTCAATTCATAGGGCAGAACGCAGTAATCGATGGAACTGGCATAGCTTTGTACGATACCAGGAAAGCATTGTTCGACACCAACGGCCAATCGTACATTGTGATTGACGGACTTCGTACGATCAACGCCGACTATTTCGGAATAGGCGATATGTCACCGACTACAACGGGCGGCCATGATATTGTCGTGAAGAACTGCTCGACTTACAACACCGGATCAAGCGGAATAGCGTTCTTCTGGGGCGGCAATATCACGATATCAAACAACATCGTGGAGTATTCCAACTTCCGCAGTACGCAAGAAGCCATTTCGCTTCATGGCATCAACGGATTCCAAATCAATGGGAATGAAGTCTTTGACGGTCTGATGGAGGGGATTGACGCCAAGGGAGGATCGTCAAACGGCAAGATTTACGATAATTACGTTCACGACCTTTTGGCTGGCGAATGGGACATGAACGGAATCTATGTAGATGCGTACAACCTTCATGCTGTGAATATCGAAGTGTACAACAATCTTGTCGAACGGTGCGGAAATGGAATCATCGTAGGCGCTGAAGCCGGGGGACATGCCGAGTTTATCAACATACACGATAACATTATCAAGTTTTGCCGGGCAGGGTTCAACATTTCAGGATGGGGAAGTACAAGCGATGTTCACAATATCAATGACATCACGTTTGACCACAATCAAATCTACGGAGCTGCCGACAACGCTATCACATTCTCCAATGCAACGGCTACAAACATACAGTTGACGAACAACAGGCTTGGAGGACGATACACGACAACTGACGCGATTGAAATGACCAATGGCGTTGTATCAGTGGATGCGACTGTAATCATAGATGGAAATGCACTATGCAAATATGGCACGAAGGTTAGCAACCTGAACGGCACGAACTATACCATACTGCCAGCATTGGATGTGCCCTAATGTGTAACGAATGGAAACAATGCAGATGGTATCCAATGGGATTATGCAGGATATGCGCGAAGGACCGTGGAGACGATTCAACGCAAAGTAATGATACACCCACACCCAATAGTATGGAATGCGTTGTAGAGCCTTCTAGGGGCATTGGAACATATGTTCGTGAGATAGATAGAGAATAAACACACAATAAGCAGTGAATAATAAGTAAAAGGTGATGTGAATGGCTAAATCAACTGTTGATAAGTGGTTGACTAGTGATGGATTACTGCGAATACAAGGTTGGGCAAGAGATGGTCTGACTAATGAGCAAATAGCTAAGAATATGGGCATTGCATTGACAACCTTTAAGGATTGGAGAAATAAGCATCCGTCCTTTGCGACCGTCCTAAAAGAGACTAAGGATAAAGCAGATAGAGAGGTTGAGAATGCCCTATATAAGAGCGCTTTAGAGGGAAATACCACTGCTCAGATATTCTGGCTAAAGAACCGTAAATATAAGGATTGGAGAGATAAGACGGAAACCGCTGTTACTGTAGACCGTCCTTATACCGGATTGTCTCTTGATGAGCTTGATAGCTTGAAGGAATCGTTAGATGAAGCCCTCAGCACCAGCAAATGACCGCGAAAAACTGCTCGCAAGCATCCGAGAGATAGAGTTAGAGAAGGCCAGAATCAGCTTTTGGCACTATTGCTGCCTGCTTTCACCTGAATTTTACAATAAAAGTAAGCAATATCTGCGCCTTATTACCGATTCCATGCAAGAATTTATTGATAGTGGCGATTCTGTGATGATTATCAACGCTCCTCCACGTCATGGAAAGAGCTGGACAGCCTGTCATTTGTGTGAATGGTTATTGGGAAACAAACCGGAATTGAAGATCATGGTAGGCTCTTATAACGAGCTTTTGGCGGAGACATTCTCCAAGACGGTAAGAAACACCATAGAGACTGTAAGGGTTGATCCTTCCAAGATCGTGTATTCCGATGTATTTCCAACCACCAAGATCAAGAAAGGCGATGGAGCTGTTACCAGATGGTCATTGGCAGGACAGCACGCAACATACCTGGCTACGTCTCCAACGGGCACTTCAACAGGTTTTGGCGCTAACTTACTGATCATAGACGACCTAATCAAGAACGCAATGGAGGCGTACAACGAAGCTACATTAGACAAGCAATGGGAATGGTTCACAAACACCATGCTGTCACGATTGGAGTCTGGCGGCAAGATCATCATCATAATGACTCGCTGGCATACAAAAGACATATCAGGTCGAGCAGAGACGCATTTCAACGCAATAGGATTGAATGTCCGCAAAATCACATTAAAGGCATTGCAGGATGACGGAGAAATGCTGTGTTCTTCGGTGCTTTCACACGAAGACTACAAAATGCGTATTTTGTCTAGTTCGCCCGAGATTGTAGCGGCCAATTACCAGCAAGAACCCATTGACATCACAGGAAAGTTATATTCATCATTCAAAACCTATTGTATTGCACCTCAATTCAAGCATGTTTGGGCGTATATCGACACAGCAGATGAAGGAACAGACTATCTTGCTTGCATAATATACGGAATAGCTGATCACGAGGCATATATCTTAGAAGTCTTATATACCCAGAAACCCATGGATTGGACCGAGCCAAGGGTTGCTGAACTGCTGCAAAAGTACCGCGTGGAGGTTGTTCATGTGGAGTCCAACAGTGGGGGGCGGGGGTTCGCCAGGAACATAGAGCGCCTGAGTAAGTCCCGGAAAAATTTTCTCACCATCACCAAGTGGTTCCACCAATCGAAGAACAAGGCTGCTCGCATACTGACAAATGCGACATGGATCATGGAGCACATGTATTTTCCTGAAAACTGGTCGACAAGGTGGCCAGAATTTTTTGAATCAATGAACACTTATCAGCAAAACGGGAAGAACGCGCACGATGACGCGCAGGACGCGGTAACCGGGGTAGCGGAGAGGATAACAAAGAGAGGCGCTGAGATAGGGCCGATCAACGTGAGACTGTGAGGGATTGCATGTTAACAGATTTATCCTTTCTGGCTACTGGGCAGAAGTGGCCGCCTGTTGGGGAAGAGGACAGGCTAGACACCTACGACAAGAACAAGAAACTATTCGAGGGTGGTCACGCTAAAATTTACGAAGAGCAATTCAAGCGGATAGAGAGGGTCATAGGGAATTTTGGTGATGTCATTTCCTATCCCGTCATACTGAATTTCCAGAAATTGATTTCGTTGAAGTTTGCTGATTTGTTATTCGGAGAGCCTCCCAAGATAGTTTCGGGGGACGAGGCATCTTTAAAAAGGGCTTGTGATTCTTCGGACATAATCAACACGGGGTACCAGTGCGCCATTGACATGTCACGATATGGGGACGGGTTGTTTTATGTTTTTGAAGATGGTGTTGCACAAATAGGGTTATCCCAGCCACCTTACTGGTTCCCTGTGGTTAGTAAAAACGATGTTCATAAAATTTTATATCATGTTTTGGCTTGGATGAACGATAAAAAATTATCCGTGCAGATTCATGGCAAGGGAACGAGGGAAGACAGGGAATACCAGTGCAACAGTGTGATAGGCGATCTGATTTCGTCAAGTTCAGTCAAGACGGGGTTAAGTGATTTCGCTATAATTCCCGTTCCCAATGTTCTTACGTCCGACAGGATAACGGGGTTTGACGACTACACCGACATAGACTCAATCATGAGCGAAATCATGGTCAGGGTCGGGCAGATTTCCCGTATTCTGGACAAGCACGCCGCTCCTTCAATGGCCGGGCCTATCACGGCATTGGAGCAGGACCCGTACACGGGGGAATGGAGGTTGAAATCAGGTTCTTATTTTCCTCTTGACGGGGAAGAAAAGGACATGATGCCTCAATACATAACATGGGATGGACAATTAGAGTCTTCTTTCAAGATGCTTGAGGAACTGGTAAACGATCTTTACATTTTGTCTGAAACCTCTTCCGCGTTGTTTGGAATGTTCAATCTTCAAAGAGGACAGGTGCCTGAAAGAGGCTCCGCCATGAAACGCATGATGGTTTCACCTCTGGCCAAAGCAACAAGAATGAGGATGAGGATGGACTCCGCCCTAAAAAAGGCTTTGAGACTTTGCGGGGAACTGATGGGGAAAGACCTGTCCGATGTCAATATAACATGGCAGGATGGACTTCCCGGAGATCCGTTTGAAGAGGCTCAGATATTGTCGTTAAGGCATCAGGGGAAGAACATTTCAACAAAGAGCGCACTGATGCGGTATGACGGGCTTGACGAGGCAAAGGCTGATGAAG